GTGAATTCGTACACATGACCCTTTGACAGATGGAATGAATTTATTATTTCCTGAAACAAGACTTTCCTAACTCTCCTGTCATCATCGGTCGAATTGTAATAGAAAGACTCAATTATCTCAAGAACTTTCAATCCTATCGGAACAGGGATCTTCGCATCATACTTGGAGTAATCACCAGCTGTGAATTTATGTTCAGGCGTGAGCTTCATGTACTTAGCTAGGTTGTCCCACTCAGTGTAGGGATCTATGCCAACGGCAATGCCGTTGTGTATACGTCCTTCCATCACAAATCTCACAAAATCACCAAAATACATCTTCATACAAATCGTCAGATCCATGGGGCAAGCCATTATTTGTCTGGTCTTGCCAGCGTCAACTTTCTCACAAGGCCTTCTCTCATCCTTAAGGCAATCCATGAACACATGCTCCATTCGCACACCTTTCTTTGCATTATTGATGATTTCATCGACTCTCGATTTGAGAGACAACGCTTTCTCCGACGAGAAATCAAAATCGACACCATTACCCATCCAATCCTTCTTACCTTTCGTAGTGGTTTTCTCCAAGACAAACGGATAACCGGGAGAAGTAGACCTGTTGATAGCGTCAACAAAATCCACACCATCTTCACCGGCGACTGCGTCTTCATACGATAAAACGCGAGGTTCTCTGCTTTCAGGGAGCTTCTCTAGCAACATATTTCCAACCAGGTTTGCAACATAATCCAGCTTGTCAGAGTCAATGTAAACTTCATCATGTGCGTATCCACTCCTGGCCAAACTCTCAGGATCCTTAGCAGTTCCATCTGGTGCAACGAACTTTCGCAAATTTGCGGGCTTGGTCGACGTTGGCCACAAATCAGGTTTCATTGGGCTCTCTTGTATCCTGGTCGCAGTGGGCATACGTGGCTGCTTGGCTTTCTTGATGACGTTGAAGCCACTAAATTCACTTGGTGCGACGACATCAATTGCTCCAATTTCCTCTTTAAACTCAAATTCAGGCTCGCACAGGCTCATGAAAGCCTCCATTTCACCTTTCAAGACCAACACACCTGCGCAGTTTTTGGATCTAGCCAAACCCTGGTTGACTGTACCAG